CAAGGGCAACGATGACGAGGCCATCAGGCGCGACGTGGTCAACCTGGTCAACGATTTGGCGCGCTACAACCGCGCCCTGACGGCTGCGAGGTAACGCATGGCAATCACCGCAGGCATCTACGAGCTGCGCTCGATGCTGCTCACGTCCATGGCCGTCACCGGCAGCGGCTACACGCCCGTCAAGGGCTCCAACGTCTTCCTGTGGGCGTGGAACGACGGCGGCAACCGCAAGTGGCGGCTCACCAAGGACGCAAACAGCCGCTGGCGGCTCCAGAACGCTGCCAACGGCCTTTACATGACGCTTGGGAGCAACACCCCCGCGAACGGCGTCAACGTCCGCCAATGGACGTCCAGCACGGGCGCAATCCAGTATTGGAATATCATCGACACGGGCGAGACGGCCGCTATCGACGGCTACGAATGCCCGATCGTGCGGCTGGGCAACTACGCAACGACGGACGGCGCCACGTGGATGCTCGACGTCGACCGCGCCATGACAACGAACAACGCGAACATGGAGATAAACCGCACCAGCTCGGCAGACTCGCAGAAGTTCCTGCTCGTGCCCTCGACGCTGCTCAACAACTCCTATCCGGTGCCATCGGGCCTCGGATGGGCCGCGACCACGAGCGGCAACCCGTTCCGCACGGCCGCGTCACCCGGCCGCACCGAGTTGTTCCTGGGGTGGCGCTGCCCGAGCACATGGGTACCGAGCGGCACGCGCACCTTCGAGCGGCGCGTGCGCAAGCGCTCCATGAGCGCGGCCACCTCGACGTGGGGCGCGTGGGGCCAGTGGGAGCAGTGGGCCGACGCTGATCCCGTCATGAGCGGCGAGTGGTGCTACGACGCCAACGCCATCGACCCGTCCTTCGACATGGCCACCACCAAGGCCGTCGAGTTCCAGGTGGAGCTGCGTGCAAAGAACGGCGGCATCCACGGTAAGACTGCCACGAACACGCTGCGCAACATCGTCGAACCGACCGCGACGTTCACGAGCGCGGGGGCGAGCGCCGAGGGCCTGCTCGTCGACGTGACGAGCGACTACGCCCCGGCGTGGTACGGAATCAAGTCCATCGACATGGGCGGCACCGAGCTGCTCGCCCGCGAGGTCACCGCCGAGCTGCTCGAGGCGGGCCAGTCGCTGCGCATCACCATCCCGTGGTCGCGGCTGCTCAGCCTCGGCATACCCGACGAGGGGGCCACGGCCACCGCGCACTATACCAAGTCGACCGACCTCTTCACGAACTACGGCGGGGGCAGCATGTTCCCCGCGACGCTCGACCTCGGCCTCGGCGAGGGGCCGGACGTGGCCCCGACGGTCACGCCGGACGATGGCCTCACGCTCGAGGTGACCCACCCGCTGGGCATCCTCGGCGCGTGGACCTCGGACGGCGACGGCGTCTACCCGACCGAGGACGGCTCGCACGTGGTCTACCCGTTCGGCAAGGCGTTCGACCTGCTCGTGGCCGTGGGCGACGGCACCGTCTGGCACCAGTCCATGCCCGCGCAGGCCGTCAAGCCATGCCATGCGTGGAACTGGGACGGCGGCGCGCTTTTGCTCGAGGTCGCGACCGGCCGCATGGTCACCTCGCGCACCGTCAAGGCCACCGCCGACGTGCTCGAGCTTGACAGCAGGCCGTGGCAGGCGGTCACGTTCGCCGAGACGCTCCAAGGCACGCTCAAGGCGTCAGGTGCGCTCCACGACGGCAGCGCGTCGACCGTGGCCGACGTGATGGCGCTCATGAGGGCGCACCACGCGACCTACCGGGCGCCCTCGGGCGAGGTCATGCACGTGGCCGTCACCGACGCGCAGTACGAGAGCGCGTCGACGTTCACCGACGTCGACGTCTCGATGGTGCAGGAGGCGCGATGATCGACTGGGCAGACCTCACGAGGGCGGGCGAGGTCACCGTCACGCAGGTCAACCCCACCGACCTCGACGCCACCATGGGCGAGCTGGGGGGCGTCGACCTCTCCGGCTCGTCCATCTCCTACGGCTACTACGCCGACACAAGGGTCACGGGCAAGCTGCGCGTCATCGGCGACGGCTGGCAGCGCGGCTCGTGGCTGCGCATCGGCTACCGCATCCCCGCGTGGGAGTGGTCGACGGAATTGGGCACGTTCATCGTGACCAACGATGCCGCCGAGCGGCAGCGCGGCTCGTGGGCCTACGACCTCGACCTCCAGTCGGCGCTCTACGGCCTGTCGACCGACCTGCTCGTGAGGCCGTGGGCGATAGCCCGCAACGCCATGGCGCTCTCGGCCATGCGGCAGTGCGTGCAGGCGGCGGGCATGACGCTCGTCACCGACGGCGCGAACGACTATCGGCTCAAGTCGGCCAAGGTCGTGGAGACCGGCACGTCCCGCCTGTCGGCGCTCTACGCGCTCACGCAGATGGCCAACGACCGCCTCGACGTCGACGGCCACGGGCGCGTGGTCGTGGGGCGCTACGTGGCGCCATCGGCAAAGGCCCCGGCGCTCACCATCGACCTGTCAGACCCGCGCGGCGTGGCACAGGACGGCATCACGCGCACGACCGACTGGCTCCAGATGCCCGACGTGGCCGCGGTGCACTTCACGTACAACGCCAACGGCAAGCAGCGCGAGATTAACGCGAGCGCGACCGTCTCGGCATCGTCCCCGCACGCCCACTCGGCGCGCGGCTACACCGTGACCGACATGCACTCGCTCACCGAGATGAGCCCGGCCACGGCGGCGAGGGCGCAGCAGCTGGCCGCGCAATACCTGGCCAACGACGCCACCGAGCACGTCGAGTGGAGCCTGACCACGACGTTCCTGCCCATCAAGGCCGGGGACGTTGTGGAGCTGGTCGTGCCCGACGGCATGGCCGACTACCGTGGGCCGCGCAAGTGCCTGGTCAAGTCGTGCGAGGTCGACCTCGGCACCATGGCCATGCAGCTCACGCTCAAGGAGACGGCATCCGGCGACAGTGAGGAGGACTGACAGTGGATATGTTCGACCTCGCCGGCGCGCTGTTCGGCAACCGCACCAACACGGTCGCACAGGGGCCGAGCCTCACGGCGACCGGCTCGACCGCGTCGACGGATGGCGTGGCGGGCGTCACCTTCGACGGCGACGTCACGCCAGCCGAGGACGTGGGCGAGGACGTCGACCAGACGGTCATCGACTTGCCCACGTCCCCGGACGTGGCCGAGGGCGACGAGGTCATCGTCACGCTCGTGGGCGACGGGCCGCTCAAGACTCCGATCGTGACGGCCAACCCCGGCAGCGGCGACCGCATGGCCGCTGCCGTTGCCGACGCGCGCGACATGGCGTCAAACGCCGAGACCCTGGCCGAGCAGGCCGAGGCCGTGGCATCCGCCACGGGCCAGCACTTCTGGCCGGACACCGATGGCGTCCACGTCACCGAGGTCACGCAGGAGGACTGGAACGACTCCACCTCGCCCAGCTACCACAGCGGCGCGAACGTCCTGCTCAACTCCCTCGGGCAGTTGTTCCGCGACGGCCTGAACAACCTGCTGGCGCTGCTCCCGACCGGATTCGCCTACTACGACGGGGACGGGAACGCGGACAACAACATCATAGTCAGCTTCCTCACCGAAGCCGAGTCAAGGTTCAACCGCGTCACGAGGATTGCCCTTGGCAGCAGCACCTACTTCCCGTCGATGCTGTTGATAAAGGGCGGGGCTGGAAACTATTTGAACAGGGCCGTTGGCATTCTCATCGGCGACGGCGCAGGAGGCACGTCGGAGCCGATGGCATGCGTCAACGTCGAGATGGACGATGCCGCAGGAAGGTACGACGAGCTTCCGCTTGCGAAAACGTTCATCGTCGCCGACGCGGACGCCATCGTGGTCAACGGAAGCCCGCACTCGATGGACGACGTCATCATCGCGCTCACCAACGCATCAGCGACGCTCACGCGCGGCAGCGGCGCGTCCTCGTGGAGCAGCGGACAGGTCCGCCGCAGCGGCAAGGTCGTGGTCGTGACCATCGTCAACATGAAGCTGGCGTCCGCGCTGGCGAGCGGCGCGAACAGCCCGGCCGTGTCCACCATCCCGGCCGGCTACCGCCCGAACGTCTTGCAGCGCGTCCCGGTCGCGCTAAGCGGCGCGGGGAACTACGCCAACTGCTGGGGCGTCGTGGGTACTGGCGGCAGCATCCAAATCCACAACGGCAGCGGGCTGTCCATCCCGACCACGATGGAAATCTCGATGAACTGCGCGTACATCATCGACTAGGGGGAGCCATGACCACCAACTACATCTGCATAGAGTTGAAAACGAATGACCAAGGCGGAACCGCAGCCGATGTGCTCTACACGGGCAGCGACCGCAACTACGCCGAGAGCGTCTATCACAAGACGCTGGCGACGGCGGCGACCAGCGGCAGGCCGTGCCACGCGGCGGTGCTGCTCCAGAGCGACGGGCTCGTTCTCGACACCTACGCCTACGCCAAGGAGGTCGCGGATGCCTGACGAGCCGTACACGCAAGCGGACCACGACGAGGCCGCTGCCATCGGCGGCTGCGTGCTGCTGGTCGTGACCATCGCGCTCGTGGTGGGCGCGTGCATCGTGATCGCAATCTAGGGAGATGACCTTGAACATCATGGAGCCATTCATCGAGCCACTGCGCTCGACGTCAGCGCAGACCCTCATCGTGGCGCTGCTCTTCCTGTCCCTGCTCGACGTCCTCATGGGCAGCGCCAACGCCATGTTCGTCCAGCACGACTTCTCGTCCCACGTCTTCAGGGAGGGCCTCATCCGCAAGCTCTCCAACCTGGGCCTGATGTGCGTGGCCGACATCATCGACGCGATGCTGCTCTCGGGCATCGACCTCGGGTACCAGCCCATCTTCATTGCAGTTGGCGTGAGCCTCGCGCTCATGGAGGTGTGGAGCCTGCTGGAAATCTACGCCGAGATGCATCCCGAGATTAGCGAGGCCGACTGGTACAAGATGCTCCTGCGCTCGAAGGAGGGCATCCATGCTCAGTAGGGCAGACGCAGCAGCCGAGGTCATGGAGCACCTCATCAACCACGCGGCGCATGGCTACAGCCAAGACAACCGCGAGGGCGACGGCACGCGAGAGGCCGTGCGCCTGAGTGACGGCGAGGTCGTGTGGATAGCAGGCGGTGACCGCGACTGCTCGAGCGCGGTCTGCGAGTGCTACGAGGCCGTGGGCGTCATCCCCGTGGGGACGTACATGTGGACGGGCAACGAGCGCTCCATCCTCAAGGCCGCAGGGTTCGTGCAGGTGAACCTCTCGCACCTGCGCCGAGGTGACGTCCTCTGGCGCG